ATCATCACGGTCTAAGTAGAAGGCCGCTCTTTTATACGCTTCGGTTTCTGTGTATTCAGGTAATTCTCCAATCTCCCGCGCTATCTGCTCGCCAATCTCGTCACGGAAAGAGCAGTAGCAGTATTTTTCTGTTGGCTTTTTAGGGAAGTAATAAGTGGTTTCAGTCCCACAAGTTTCACATGGTAAATCTTTCAAGTAACTCACTTCTCACCCCTAGCGATAGCGGCGGCTCTACTTCTCACAATTTGCCATGCTTGAACATCACCCAACGGCATTTCCTCAATCTCCTGTGCTATCTGCTCGCGCAATTCCTTTTCCCATTCTTGCTTTCGGTACACAACTATTTGCTCTACCGCAACTTGATAAACGGGTGATACCATAACCGTCTCGCCATTGTCAGCAGTAAATTGAGCATAAGTTTTTTCAGTCATTTACATCACCTCGTCTAATCGTTGGGCTATGTCTAGGTAGGTAGGGCAAGGAAACTTTTGAAGGTATTGACCGTATTCAGAGTCGTAACCGCAAGCCACACACCCGATGGTTTCATAATTATCTGGCTCACTTGAAGCGCAGTGCAACCCCAACACATCTCGGTTGGCTAGGAGAGAGGCGCGGTATTCGATTTCAGTTTCAATGCCCCAAGCGCAAGGGTTGTTAATTAATTCATTTAATTTGGCGACTCGCTCATCAATCCACGCTATAACTTCATCGTGTGTCATCTTATCTTCCTAGAAGTCTATTCAAAGGCTTGCCACAATCAGGGCAGCTACCTCGTGCAACCTTACGTCCAGATTCAGAGATTTTGACGTATCCGTCTACCATCTCTTTCTTTCCGTTACAGCTAACACAGAAAGCATTGCCGTCATAGGGTTCCTTCTGACGTCGTTCACGTTCTTCAATAACCATTTGAATGGTGCCAAAGTAACCAGCACCATCGACAAGATTGTCACGCTTTGGCATAAATGACTCACGTGCGATTTTGAGACCAACCATTGCTAGTCCCACTTGTTCTTCTGTGATTTCGATATTGAAAATAACACTCCATATATCAGCAATACGCCTAAAGTTATCGAGAGGATGGTCATACGCCCGGTTCCGATCTCCCGTGATGAGGCGTTGAGCTTCTTCCAAGACCGTTTCATCATGCTGAGAAGGCTCTGCTACGTGACCGGATACCACTGGTCCCGCTTGTCCGTCTCGTAAGCTCTCTTGATACCACTTGGGAATTTCGTTCGACATCTTCCGCCCTTGTCTCTAGTAGTTTACGAAAAGCATACTTAGTGTCCACATCATTACGCAACTCGATGGACTGTGGGTCTGAGGCTGCTATTGCTTTTGTGATCGCTACACGATCAGTCTTAGCACCTGTCCAGTTTGACATCTTTACAGATGCTTCCTGCATTTCTAGTGCACGCTCTGCTTCACGCTCATTAATAACAGAGATAGCCCTGGCACCAGACAGGTAGTCATTCCATTGGGTGAATTGGACGAAGAGGTCCATAAGACCTTCATCGTCCATCTCACTTATGTCTCTTGGTAAACCTGGGATTGGAAATTCTGGCTTGGAAGCCATAACAATGCCTAGTTGCTTTAATGATTCCACAACTGATTTAGACAGTGACACTTGTACCCCCTTGTGTAGGAAAACTAAAGACTCCGTTAGTAGAGCCGGCAATAACTGTGGTGGTGGTACTTGGATTAGCTGATAGCCCAAGGAACTTATTGCGTTCCTTAGCATACTCTTCTATTGTCATATTTCTAATTCTGTCAGCTACAGTCTCCTCAGCTTTACTAAAGAGGCTGGGGTCTACAGCAATTGGAGGAAGTACAGCCTTATGGCCGCCGCTCCAAAGCTGGTCTACAACAGCCTTAGCAATAGTTACTGAAAGATTCTTATCTTCACAGTCAGGCAAAAGATCTTGAATCAAGTTTTCAATACTTGATGCAACAGTCTCTTTGTAATCTGAGATGTCTTCTTGAGTGCGAAGAGTCTCAGGTGTCTTTACAGAAGATGGATAATCAGGAGGTGTAAAGGCCGTATACGCATTCATAATTGCAGAATGCATATTAGCGGTTACAGGTATGCTAACACTGTGATGAGCAACTTCTTTTGATTTACTCTTCTTCTTTAGCATGCCACTTCTCCCAATATGGAGTGCCGTTCTCATCATAATCTGAGCCAATGGCTCTAAGAACATCCTGGGTATATGGGTCTTCCAGAGCCTGTTCCATTGCAATCTTAACCTTGATGTCTTCAAAGGCAAGGAAGATAATGTTTTGTGCTTCTTTAAGACCCTCTATATAAGAAGCTAGCTTATCGATCTTAGCTGGATCATCTACATCCTGCCCGTGATCGACGTTGTCGTCAATAACTGATGACAGGACCGTTTGAATGTCCTTCTCAATATCTGTTAGGTGTGCTAGTAATGTCTTTTCCATGTTTCCCTCCGTACTGACTTAGCCACTACACCCTACCACATTGGGGTCGGGGATTTTTTTATTTAAACGGTTCGCACCGTTTACACGACTTTACTGATCCGTAGATAGTACATGCCGGAGGTTTATTATTGCCTACTGCTTTGACTACGTCAAGTGCAGCATCAAAGACCGGTTTGATGTGCTCATAGTTGTACTGTACTACGAATTCTTTATAGTCTTGGTCTGCCTTGAGTTCATAGATAAACACAATCTCTTTTGGAGCAGACTCTATCAGACCTTCTTCAGCCATGAGATGGCACAAGTGTAGGTAGACCTGACCCTGCTTGTAGTGTGACGCTAGGGGTCTACGTACGTTCTTCCAGGCTGTAAAGATATCCTGAGTCTCAGCAAATAAAGCCGGGTCTTCCATGCGTAGGGTGCCGGCACCGATTGTTTTAATCTCGATTAAGAAGTCATCGCCAAGTCCCTTGACCCAGCCATCAGCATGCCCTGAAATGCGATGCTTATCACTTATTAGGGGAACTTCATTGTATTCAAGTCCATCTGCCTGGAGGCTATTAGACATGCCCCAGTTATCTTTAACGCCCCAAGTTCCGTAAAGGACACCCATCTCAGCTAAGTAACCTTGCCACTTAGCGTGGGCTGAATGTCCTTCATCGAAGATTGACTGCAACCGTAGAGTGGTCTTATCACGTGTCTCTACGTAGTTGCCCTTTAATGCATGGTAGGCAGCTAGTGCACACCATTCTTTTTTAATAATGTCTGATGGATGTAGTACATCCTGTCTACGCTCCTCAAATGGACGCATCAGAATGTGACGCTCAACAGCACCGGTCAAACGGGTTTCCCGCTTGTTAGCTTCTAAGAACGCTTTAAGATCTTTGTTCTTTACTATTTGGGGCTTTGACATCGTTTCTATCCAACCATTCATCCAGAGTTAGGCCTTGTTTTTCATACTTGCGCTTTAACGCATTACGTTCTCTGTGGGACATGCCCCCAAAGATTCCGTGGAGTTCTTCGTTTACTATAGCTTCTTTTAAGCATTCTCGCTTAACGGGACAGGTTGGGCGACCGTCTTTACCGTTACATATTGCCTTAGCTTTGTCAGCAATAATCTTGTAGAGCTCTTTGTCTCTTGGTGGAAAGAAGATTTCAGTGTCTTCTCCTTGACACTTAGCCTCATATCTCCAAGTCCAGGGTTGGGTATCCCTGGCGTTCAACTATTCTCCTATGATTGAGTTTCTTAGTTCAAAGAAATCTTCCTCTAGAAGAACTACATAGTTCTCCCCATCTAGGTGTAACCCTAGCACGGGAGTACGACTGTCTAAGATTGCTTCCTTAGTGATCTTTTGAAGAACTTCAGATTTAATAGTGACCTGCTTTTTACCAGTCCACTTATGCTCGATTAAGAGCTCATCGTTTCTTACATCGCCTTTTCTGTTCCAGAATGCTCCGGAAGCAGCAGTACGACTACCGCCTACAATCTTAGCCAGTCTCTTTTCATGCTTAAGAGACTCCTTCTGACCCTCAGTCTTCATCTTCGACCGCTGGTACTAAGATCTTTGGTTGATCTTTAAGGGTATCTAGAACAGCCTTACTTAGCTCTTCACTGAGATCAATCTCTTCACGAATAGAATCGATTAGAGCTTGAGCGCCTTGCCATTTACGATCGCCATAGTATAACCAACCACCACGACGCTCGACGATCCCATTGAGGATAGACAAAGCAACGATTTCCTTACCCCTATCATACTCTCCTTCTGAGAGTACTCCGCCATTGGCAAAGTAGAAGTCCAGGTAAGCGGTCTGTTGAGGTGGGAAAGTCTTATTTTTAATAGTACGGACACGGATGGTCTGGCCTACACGGCGCTTATCTTGACCTGTTCCGGCCTCTAACCACTCATCACGCTTGACCTCACAACGGATGCTATAGGCATAATCCTTGCCCAAGCCACCAGGAGTCGTACGAGGGTCGCCATGCATGACGCCGATCTTCATACGGTACTGGTTAATCATGATCCCTAGTACGGGGCGTTCTTCTTCAACCAAGTCTCTCTTTGTTGCTGACGCAACTTTTCTGAAGAACTTGTTGGTGATGAGGGCGCCACGTCCGACTGTGAACTCTTCCATACTCTTTTCGTCCTCGGCACTAGGCACCAAGCCAGGTAAGCTATCAATGACCACAATGTCGACAGCTTTCGATTCCATGAATTGAATAACCGCATCAAAGGCATCCTCCATACTTGTTGTCTCTACGACAATGACACGCTTTGTGTCTACTCCGCATATTTCTGCATAGTCTCTATCAAAGTTTTCAGCAGCAATCCATACAGCTGTAAAGTCTGGATTGATTGCCTGGTTTGTTGCAATAGTCTTTAGCGCTATGGCTGTCTTACCATGGGAGGCTTCCCCGATAATTTCTACCCAATGATTCATTGGCCAGCCACCACCTAGGACAACATCCAGGGTGAGTGATCCGGTAGGAATTCTCTTAGGCGTATGGATCTGATCAGCAGTTACTACTGTATTAGCTCCAAGCTTTTTATTGATCTGTGCGACTACCTTAAGGGCGTCTGAGTTAATTACAGCCATTATCCGATCCGATCTACGATTACGTTAGGTTGAAATCCACCAGATTGTCCTACTTGTTTAGCAGGTGTTGCAGTGCCAGCACTAGATCCTCCGGTGCTTATAGCGCCGCTGCCTGTTTGCATCTTGGGGTAGCCACAATCGTAGCAACGGTAGACTTCAAACATTCCACCTTGGTTAGATTGAGTTCCCACCTTCATGTAGTTACCGCTGTTGCATTCAGGGCAACGACTGGCACCACGTGTGCTTTGAGCCTTTGCTTGAGCGTTCACCACAGTTTGATCTTGATTAGGATCATAGTTAACCGGAGTAATTGCTTGACCACCGTACACATATGTATTGGGTACTGGTGGAGCTACGGGAGCCGTAGAAGGAGCAGCCTGTGGTTGCCCTAATTTACGTGAATACCAATCTGCGTTACTCATGATTGTGTTCCTCTTCTTTAACGTTGCAGTCTAGTAAGTCTAGATTAATAAGTGTTGCGATGCAAGACACCGAAGCTGATAAGGAAATGGTTTTAAATAGATCAGCAAGATCTTCAAAGTTATCTGCATCAATAAGACTGTTCATTCCCTCTTCTTTAGCTTGAATAATATAAGCAGAGGCTGAAATGCGTGCAGACATATCTGCATGAGAGTTAATGAGAGGTATCAAGGCAGAGAACTTACGAATACGTTCAGAACTATCTCGTTCTTCCATCTCTGATACTTCTTTTGAGATTGGAGATAGACCCATCATCTCTGCGATCTCTTCAGCTTGATCGTCAAAGACAGAATCGTAGATAGCTTGGCGCATCAATACAGGTAAAGATACGTTAACTATGTTCATCTTCCTTGGTTTTTTACGCTTAAACATCCTTGGCCTCTCCCCATCGGGACACAATCTTAACATCGGCAATCATAGGAATGGACAGAGCATTAATGCCTTCCATTGCCTCACGAATAGCCTCAGCTGTCTCCTCCGCTAAATTATCTGGGGTAACTGTAACCAGTTCATCGTGCACAGTCAAAATCAGACTAGCCCCATCTGGGATTAAGTTTCTAGCACGAACCATGGCTACCTTTATAAGGTCAGCTGAAGATCCTTGGATGACTGTGTTGAATGCCTGACGCTCGGCCTTAGCCTTTAAGCCCATCTCCCTAGAACGTAGGTTAGGAAGGTAACGCTTGCGTCCCAGCATGGTCACCACGTACGGCACCGGGGTGCGTACCTTGGCTTCCTGGATGATCTTACGCTTGTAGCGTGTGACTGATGGGAATTTGGCAGCAAACTCATCAAGGAGCTCTCTAGCACGCTCTAGAGTACATCCAATGGATGCGGAGATCTTTTCAGGTCCAACACCATAGGCTACGGATAGAAGCAGTTCCTTACCACCGGCACGATCAATGCCCATTGTGTCACCAATGGCTGTGTACAAGTCTTCCTTGTCTACGTATGCCTGGCACATGATTCGATCCTTACTAAAGGATGCGATAACACGGGGTTCAATCTGTGAGTAGTCGGCTACTACTAGCTTGTGACCTGGGGGTGCCACGAATAAATTACGAACAGCCTTACCGTTTTTGGTACGTGGATTAGGCACGTTCTGTAGGTTGGGGTTACGACTAGAGAAACGTCCGGTCTCTGTGCCGTACTGAATGAAGTCGGTGTGCACCTTACCCTTATAAAGGATGCTCTCCCTTGCTACGGTCTTGCTCTTACCAAGTAAGGTTCTGGTTACAGACCCACCCTGATAAGGCATAACGTAAGTGGTCATCAGCTTATTTAAATCCTGGTAGTTAAGCAGCTCATCAACAAGCTCATCACGACCACGTAGATATTCCATAGCATCTTGTGCCACAGAGTAATCCTTCACCGTGGTTGGTTTACCCTCTTGATGGCGCTTCTGTCCTGCAGGAGTCATCTTCTTAGGCTTGATACCTCTACCGCCCTCTTTCTTAGGGGTAAATAGGATGGCCTGCTTTTCAGGTACTGAGTTAAGGTTGAATGGGCGACCGGCAAGCTTAAAGATATTTGCCTTTGTCTCTTCAAGTTGATGTTCAATATCGATCTTAAGTTGAGCTAGCTGTGCTAGATCAATGTCTGCACCACGTAGCTCCATCTCAGAGATAACCTGGAGTACATCCATCTCTAAGTTAAATACTCCTTGGACCTTTTCATCTTTGATCTTTTGTTCATAAACCTTGTATAGCTTCCAGGTCCACTCAGCATCGAGGCCAGCGTATGTTGCCACCTCATCAAAGGAATACTTCTCAATCTCTTTACCAACACCCTTAACCATCTCGTAGCCAAGTTCACGCTTAAGGCAGTCATCAAGACCAAGAGAGTGACGTTGTTGGTTATCTAAAATGAAAGCAGCATTTAAAGTACAGAAGTAGGTAGGCTCAGGTAGTCCACCAATGTACTTAGCAACACTTTGTAAATCGAACTTAAGGTTATGCCCAACTTTCTTTACCTTAGGGTCCTTAAGTAAAGGCTTAAGCGCCTTGAATACTTCTCCAGGGGTTAGCTGTTCTGGTGCTTCACCAAAGACTTTAACACCTTTCTTTTCATCCTTACTGTAATCATCAGGACGTAGCTCTTGACCCTTAGCCAAACGACGCTGGCCTGCAATAAGAAGTGGGTAGTCAGTCCTAATGTACTCACCATTAGGGTGTCCCATAGGAATTACATCGGTGCGATCTTCTGTTGCTAGAGCAATCCATACGACTTGATTACGTCGTGGATCTCCTCGGTAGTCGCCCATGGTTTCAACGTCATATACAAATGCGTCTACTTTTGAATAAGCTTTTACTACTTCATCAAGCTGTGCTTGAGTTTTTATTACCCTCATTTTTTGCTTCCCTATCTGTTAGTGCTCCCCCTTAGCAAAGTGTTAAGGGGACCTAGGAAAAAGGAGGAGGGAAAACCTAGGTCCCGTTAACTATTGGGGATTACTGTGCGGCGAGTAGTTCTGCAGCTAAGTCCTCTAGCTCTGCGGTTGTCGACACACGCAATGCTTCGGGTCCAAGAGGCTTGACTGTCTTTATAAACTCAGCGGCGCTAACAGGATCAATCTCCCAATCCTCTGCAAGATCACGTTCCTTCACAGCTGCGACGGAGTGTGTGGTCTTTGTGCCTACGCCAGACTTACTAACTGCCCAGTAAATATCTGGACGATCGATAGGTCCGGTCTTCTTATCTGAGTTCAACTTTTCCAACTGATTGAGTAGACGAATACCTACTGTCATCAACTGAACTGTTGGGCCTTCTTCTGCGGTCATGTTGACAACGCTGAATGCGAACTTACGCTCAGGCTTGTTGCCAGCTAAATCTAGAGGATCGCCATTCCATCCAACGAAAGACTTCTTTCCTGGACGGTTAACCCAGTGTTGCAAGAACACGATAGGTTCATTAGAGAGAAACTTAACGAGCTGTACATCGTCAGAGAAGCGGAAGTCCTGAGTGTAACCAGTACCTTCTTTAGCAGAGCTTTTAGCTGCTGCCCATCCCTGTTGAATTACTGAAGACCGTGCAGGTGCTTCAGTCTCGTCCTCTTCTTCAAACAGACTCTCGTCCAAAAGATCATTATCTTCTGGCGCATATGAATCTACGTTTGGTGCGTCCTTACGGACTCGGATATCTGCTGTCATGATTTATTCTTCCATTTCCATTGGTCTATTGGCCTGTGTTTCTTTTTGATGAATCTTAGTCCAGGAATCTATCAATTCAATTGATAGATCTGTATGCCGATTCCAATCGATCCGTGGAGCTTGTAAAAGATCCCTAGACCGAAAGCTTTGTATTGCTGACTCTATCATATCACGACTGTACATACGCCACCCGGGCACTTTCTTGCCGTTAATTGTCATGGCCTTTAAGCGGTATGGAGCACGTGGGATATACCCCTTACGCTCCCATAATCTCAAGGTGACAAGTGGACGACCTAGTGCTATAGACAGACTGCCTGCTGGGAATAACTCTACGGTATTACCATTAGGAAGTTTCTTTACCTGAACCTTTGACTCCCAGGTCTCTGTCTCTTTGACTGCTTTCTTGGGCTTGTCTAGATTCTTGACCTTGCGTTTAGATCCAGGATAGTACTGATCCAGCTTACCAAACATCTCATCAATCGGGTCGTTGTTGGCCATGCTGAATCTTCCATCTACGATTATGTTCTTTTCTAAGTTTCAAAAGTGCTTCTCTATGACCACTGTGCTGTCCAGATATCAACTCAGCAACGCTCTCCATTGTGTCGTCAAAAGACATTGTCGGCATCGATGCCCCAGAAGTTCCGGTAACACCTGAAGGCCCTGTAACTCCAAGAGCTGGGTTAGGTCTTAGCTCTCCCAGTTTATCTAGGAAGATCTTAGAAATATCTCTAGATACAACACGAGAGTCATGCTCTTCTTGGATTACATCTTGTAGGTAGTTCTCTACAAGAGGTGCAAGTAAGTCAATGTACTCTTTAGCTGTCATATATCTAACACGAGCCCTTGGCATATTGTCATCTAAATCTTTTAGGGTTGTTTGCAAGCTTGCCTCTAGCGCAGAACTTAAAGAGTCCATTACTTACACCCCATACAGTATTGAGGAACACGAAGGTTATCTTTATGGATGATAAAGATTACAGAGCATCTAGCACACCTAGCTAACCTTTCATCAGGTCCTAGAGTGTGGGGTAGGTGCCAATCAAGTGGCTCACCACGCAGTATTTTACGTAGTGACTTTAATGGATTCACTCTTTTGTGGGCAGTAATGCCCAGATAACATTCTGAGGCCACATTGCATCGATCTCCTCTTCAGAGATCTTGCCCTCATACAAAGCAGACATGACAGCATCTTCGTCTACCATGGGTACCATGGTTACGCAAGAGTCATACAGACCATGCTGCTTGAGGATAGATAGTGCTTCATCCATGTCGAGCTTACGTGTTACACGGCGTTGACGTACCATCTTAGAATAGCCATCGATTGTTACTGGCAATTCAAATACATAATTACCCTTGTCATCTTCTTCACCATGAGCTTCAATGGCTTCCATGACTTCAGCCTTTATTGGGGCTTGGGATTTTGTGAGCTTATCGATCTGGACCTTATAGCTAAGGAATTCACGGATCTTAGTAATGACTTCTGACTCATTTGATTCTCCAGGCTTACGGCCTGGGTCCATAACTTTTACCATAGTTACCCTCCTTACAGGTACTCCTACAGTAACACAAAACCCCCCGGTGTCAAAACCGAGGGGCTGAGTGGCAGGTGACTCTTGGTACTAGTCTACTGCTCCAAATAGTATTTAAGCGCCTTGATGATAACGTCTGTTACTGTGCGCTTCTCTGATGCGGCTTTAGCCTTTACTGCTTCCCAAAGCTCTGTGGATACCCGAATTGTACGCGTAGGTGTCTTGGGTGCATTTGGCACGGTATATCTCCTAAACGATTGAGGACTGCAAAAATGCTCTCAAGCTACCGGCCGTAAGGTTTACGCCCCCACGGTCGTTTATGCCCTCACCGTCTACGACGGCATTTGCTACAGCTGTCTTCTGTTCTAAGAGAGCGTGTTGACGCTCTTCAATAGAGTCTTTCATTAGAAGATCTTGTATTACGATGTTCTTCCATGTGCTTGAGGCACGCTTTATTCTACCATTGCGTTGAACAGCTAACCCTGCATTCCAAGGTAAATCGTAATTAATTAAAAGATTTGCTTGAGGTAGATCCACACCATAACCACCTGCATCGCTTGAGATAAATACACGGCAGTCCGGATAATTCTGAAAGAACAGCTTTGATTTCTCTTTTGCTCCTGCGTTCATTTGTCCAGTGTACTTAGTAGAGGTGTACTTAATGCTCTCTGCTAATAGATCAACCATACCCACGTATGATGTAAAGACAACAGCCTTATTATCTGGATTGTCTGACAAGAAGTTCTCTAGGTACTCAATCAATACATCCAACTTCTCAGACTTAATATCTTTATCAAGTAACCCCAGGTCTTTTAAATCCGCAGCATAGCCGGAACCAACACCAGTCATAGGATTATAGATATCCGCTGAATGCTTTAATAGCTTTGGGTCGTCACACAACATGCGCAGTGCGGTTAGCTTAGACATGATGCGACCACGCAACTCATCCATTATTCCACCCTGATCGCTGTGATAGTGAGAGAACAGGTCAAAGCTTCCACCAAAGGAATCCATAGCATCATCTAAATCAGCGCTCAGTTGATCTGCAATGTGTCGGTACAGTTTACGTGAGGCAGCATTAAATGGAACAAGAATAGGTTCGGCCTTAATAGCATCGGGCAAGAATGGAGCAACGTCTGGATCTTCTTGACGCTTACGAACACAGGCAGTAGCTAAGGTCTTGTTTAATAAGGGTAGGTTTCTATACCTATCTACCCCACCAAACTGGTTACGTACGATAAAGGTTTTATCAAAGATATCAAACCGACCCAGGACGCTGGCATCTACGAACTGCATAATGCTGAAGAGCTCTTCAGGTTTACCATTCTCTACTGGGGTGCCGGTCAGAGCGTACTTGTACTTACTAGTTAGCTTCTTGACATGCTTTGATCGCTTTGACTTAAAGGATTTGATTGCGGTTGCTTCGTCAATAACAACAAAGGATCTGTTAACAAGTTCAAGGTAAGCCCAGTCATTAACGACCTGTTCGTAATTGAGGATAACGTAGTCAACCCCAGATGTTTGCCAGTCAATTGCTTCGACGTATTGGCCTGATCGTTTGTTTTTGGATCCATCAATGACCAGAGTGTTTGCAGTGCCACTTGTAAATTTCTCAATCTGTGCTGCCCATTGGTACTTCAATGAGGATAGACAAATTATAAGTCCTGGACCCTCAATTTTACCCTCATCTCTGAGGCGTTCTATGGCAGCGATAGTTAGGACTGTCTTACCTAGACCAAGGTCATAGGCCACGAGCATCTTCTTTCTTTCAACCATGCGGTCTACCGCCTCTGGTTGATAAGGCAGAAGAGTGCCTGTAAAAGTCATTAGCTATCCTTTCTACAGATTAATCATAAGAATATTCTTCTTCTTTGTCTACTATTTTTGATGATCTAGGTGGGCAACCATTTCGGTTGTGATAATCCTGAAAGCCTGAGAACGAACCACTAGGTATGCCGGCATGAAGTTCTTCATCCCAAGGCATATAGGCGCTCGCTACAAAGTGACAATGACCGCAGATCTTGACCAGGTAGTACCCAGTCATATCTACATTGTCTCTGTATCCTTGAATGAGTTTACTCTTGCCCCAACACCAGCAATGATTGCACTTTGTGTAGTTACCAGCCACGACCTGTTCCCTCACAGAATGGGCATATGGCAGGTTCAAATGCCAGTATACCTTCTTCTAAAGAACAGAGAACAGCGGCAACTTCATCCCCCAAGATACCGCTAGATACTTGGTCCCTCTCTAAGAACTCATCTAGGTACATCCAACCACGGCCGTCGCACTCATAGCACTTAAAGAACTTACGAATACGATATCTTTTCTCTATTCCTACAATGAGAACAAGATGGCGTACCTGAAGCACGGCCTCTTTAAATTTAGGTCTAATGCGTAGTACATAGCCTTTTACAAAGTCATGGTCTTTTATAAAGGTAATACCAAGAACGTTTACATCTATCATAACTCACCCCTAATAAGCATTCTACGCTCGTCTGCTGTTAACATCTTAGATCTTGTTGGAAAAGAACTCGGGCTTTTACTAGCGGCTGTTTTAACACGAGCAGTAATGCTCTTGCCAGCACGTGGCTTCTTCTTTTTCTTACTCATTGTCCTCCCCAACCTCCACCCTTAAATTGAACACCGGGTAAACCGATTACTTTAGTCATCTTGTAGCCACAGTTAGGGCATGGGACTGAAGCCTCTTCGGTCATACCATGAGAGACCTCTTTGGTGATATCACATTCAATACAGCTATAATCATAACGAGGCATGGAACATCTCCTTATGAACGTCTAGATATTCATTACTGACGGGTACGTTACAGATCGTACAGATCTTCCACAAATGGTTTTTAGGATTATCCTCATACATTTTCAGTCCTTCGATTTCCACAGTTGTTACAGTAGGTATAAATATTTCCACTCCAGGGGCAAGTTACGCTCGTGGAGTCATCATAGGTATGACCATTAACCTTGCAATGGCGTCTAGCCTT